GGCTCAGAAAGTGCTGCATTTGTTGTTGGATTGCTATTGGTTTCCAAGCCAGGTCTAACTGATGTTGTTGTGAAGAATAGCTCAGAACCAAGACCAACCGTGAACGTAGCACCGGTGCCAGATGATGTGTTGCCGTTTGTTGAATTGGAAGGAGCTGTAGAATTAGCTACTTGAGTTCTAATTATAGATACATTGGCAAAATTACCGCCCGTTAGTAGCGTTAGAGATGTGATAGAACCTGTTGCATTTGTTGTAATTGAGGCTGTTGAGTTACTTGTGCCATTAGAGAATGTGACAATTTGATTATTAGTATAACCACTACCTCCATTAGCAATAGTAACTGTTGTAATGGCATTAGAGCCACTTGTTGCCGACTGAACGTTGCTCGAGAAGCCTTCAATAACAAAGGTTCTTGTATTGGCTATATTAATGATATCTTTATTCTTAACAGGACCAAACAAGTATCCTTTCATTGTAAAGTTTAATGTGTGAATAATTGTTCTTCTATTTTCGTATGAATCCTCGTAGGTATCTTCTGTTGTAATTGTATTCAGAATTACAGGAACATCCATACGTAAATCAAGATCATCCACAAGCTTCATTGTATTTGTCCACTCAGGCGTGAAGTATGGTAAAATTTGCTCTATCAGCATCGTACCATCTTCTGCATTGAGGACATATATTGATAACTCAAAATCTATGTTCCATGGAACTGGATTATAGATTGAGGCATTAACAGCATTGTTGGCAGCAGGTGCTTTAATCTGGCCAACAGTCGGAAGTTTTCTTGCAGCATCGTAATTATAGCCAGTTATCTGGAAGCTCATTCTAGGAAGGCTAATAGCATCTGGCTTGTTTAGATTTGGGTCCTGTTGAATTCTAGATAAGAACTTTGCCCTAGGACCATAGGCAATGGGAACCTTAATGCGCTTAACAATTGAGCCAGCGTCATTTCTTCTCCACACAACCAAGTCGTTAAACATTGTACCAAAGACAATGACATAGCGTCTGATTGTTTCGTGATAAAACTCGTTACCAAACATTAGTAAGTATTAGCCTCTGAAAATGGGTTGATTTCAGTGAAGTCAAGAATGTTATCCCCTCTTGTTTCAAACTCTTCGTTTTGAGCCTGCTTATCGATTGTGGATATGACGAATTGGGTAACCTGCTGGGTGTTATTTGCCATGGCAAAGCTAAGTTCATTGTAGGTATCATCAATAGCTGGAATACCAGTGGCAAAGGTTTCTTGATTGAACTCAAATAGTTCACAAACAAGATCAAATGTTTGTAGTGAACCCATTTGATAGAAGATAGCTTCATGTTCAACAAAGCGAACAACATACCCCTTGTTTGTTAGAGGGAAGAATATCATATCTCCCTCTCTTGGTCTTTGTAAACCAACCACGTTCTCAAAGAATGATCTTCTGGCTATTGTGAAAGTAATTCTGTCTCTAATTTGTAACCCAAATTTAGATAGGAAATCCCCTTCACCCTCAAACCCTTCGACATTCTTAATGTATACTTCAACAGAGTATGCGTTATCAAATCTTGCAACTTCATCCTCTTTAAAAATAGCATCTTGTACAGATACTGTTCTTGGACAGTACCAAACCTCAAGACCATATATTCTAATTGATTCTAAAACTAAATCTTCAATTAGGTTTTGTTCTTGACTATTCTCAAAGTTATTAAAATAAAAATTTGTAGGCATTTTTAGCCAACCATGTGGTAAGCAGGTAAGGTGTAGGATGTCTGCATTTCTTGTTCTAGAGCTTCAATTTCTGCCTTAGCATCATCTTGAATCTTTTCGCCATTGAACTGAACACCACCTGGGAGAACCATACCAGTGAACTTTGTTAGGTTTGAGCCCCACTGATACTTAATTTGGGCTGTTGCATAAAGAGCTAACCAACGGTCTGACCAAACATCTGTAAATGTATCTGGGTCAACAATCTGATAGGCCTCGACAACAAAAAACTCACCCTCTACCGCTTGGGTCCAATCCATATCAATAAACAATCTATCTTTATGTCTACTATAGCGTATAGGCTTTTGGCCAACGAGAATCTCTTCAAGAAACTGAATATGCTGCATTGCCATAACATATGGCACCATTGACTGTGTAGTCAATGTATAAAGATCGTTTAGTGCAATTTGATAACGAATGTTGAACAGGTTCATTGTGTTTAAGCTTTGGCCAACAGGAAATAGCTTAACAACACCTATAATATTTTCTGGTAGAGTAATGTACTTGTTGGCAATATCTGAAGACGTAATTAGATGCTTATAGTATGTCTTTTCAGACCCATCAAAATGATAGTCCCAATAGTATTTTAGTGACTCGTCAATACGGTCCTCAACCTGGTCATCATCCACGTTGATTTCAATGACTGGCTTACCTAGTTTTCGAAGGCAATACTCTTTGAATTCAGATCTAGTTGTTGGAACTGCCATGGGATTTACCCTCTAAAATACTCTGTAAAGGTATTTATAGATCAATTATATCCAGACATTCAAACAAGCCACTTGTACATTTTAGAGTTTCATTACCGTTTGCCACTATCTTATTTACAGTAGATCTTGGCAAATAGTTGTCCACTTTCTTAACATACTGGCCATAAATGTGGAATGGATACCCATAGATTTCTTCAGATTTATGTAGTTCAACTGGCTTAATGGATTTATTCCAGATATTAATTACATATCCAGCCTGCATTTTAAGTTGGTGAGCCAATGTTTGTCTGGCTGAGATAGCAGTACCAATCAGCGGATCGTCCTTACCATTTAACTCTCTGTCAAGGTATGTTAACTGCTTTCTCTTTACAGCATCATTAAGCAGCTCAGTATCATTCATATTAAGCTGATTGCTTGTTACCTTTGACATATCAACCAAAAAGAAGTTGACATCAACAGATTTGTCTATTTGGGGTAGACCAATCATATGATACATTGATAGCTGATTGTTGTTTTGGTATACACGCGTTAGACACATACCAAATTCTCTAAAAGCTAGATAATCTTTAGCAACTGTAGTATAATCTTTCAATACAATTGCACCTGACATTAAGCAGGCTACAATTCCAGCTGAACCAGTAAGACTAATAAAATTTATGGCAGATGATACTGTGTTCCTGATATTAAAATCATCATATACAAATGCCTTAATGTTAGCATTCTTAGATTTAATATAGTTACCAATAGCTTTATCATAATCCTTAAAGGCTTCAAACTCTTTAATTGTTGGATTTTCTTTATACATATTATTGTATTTTTCAACCTGAGATCCAGGTATAATAACAGTAATATCTTCAACTCCACAATCCAGTAAAGATTCAAGAGTTAAGAATACGCCATGGTGTTGAGCAATAACAAATGTCTTCATGGCTTCCTCACTCCACCTTGCTCAACTAGTTCTTTTTCAATTACATCATCGCCCTCTTCACCTGGCTTCTTGCTCAGGGTGATATGCTTATGTTTCTTCATGCCATCAAAGAAGCGCTGAATACATTCCTCTTTATTCTGATGATGTGTAGTAATTAAACCAGTTTCAGGGTAGGACATTAGAGCAGCAAACTTATTAATTAGTTTGTCTTTGACACCACATCTATCGAGAGACATATAGATTGCTTCAAATGTCTTACCAACTTTGGCATCTTTATTATCAATAAGACCAATACCCTTACCTAGTAATACAGCAGCACATCCTGTCTCTGATGATAGAGTGAAGTATACTTTCTTTGATCTTTTTAAGATTGGATACATTGATGCATCATTCTTAACCACTCTACCTTTAAACCTATTTTCAAGCATTGTTTGCCAAACTTTAGCAGTAATTGGGTGAAGCTTCACCCATGCTCCACTATTATAAAGTTCATCAACTTTTTTGAAATCTACTGCATCCTTAACAATTAGATTAGTACCTGGGAGGAGCACTAACTCATTAACGTCACCATACTCGAGATCTAGATCTTCATCTAGTAAATATTTGTCGCTAAGACCAGCAATTAATGCCTCTACAATTCTATGTCCTTCTGGCGTTGCTCCTTTTCTAATATGTTCAATCATATTTTCTGTAGCAATCTTTGTGTTACAAGGAGCGAGATAGATCATCTGGGTTAATAGATCTGTATACTTGTAACCAGCAATAGTACCAGTTGGACTACCATAATTGATATCATACTCAATTTTGGATCCATTAGGATTTTTTGGAATTAGCTTAGTAATATCTGACAGCCTGTCATTGGCTGGTGATCTTAGCATATTACCGGATTTCATAAAATGGGTAACTGGATCGTTACACCATTCATTAGAAGACATATGGAAAAACTTCTGTTTTCCATTCTTAGTAGGAACTTCAGCAACCATAATATAATCCTTTAGAGGCCAATACGTTCATCAACGACATTAGACTGTAAAGAAGCCTGGAGCTTCTTGTCTTGTTCGTGTACCTTTCTTTTAAGTGCTTTGATTTCTTGATGAAGATCAATCATCTTCTGAAGCATAACTTCAACAAATGATTCTAGCTTCTTATCAATTTGTTCATTACTCACTCTTTGTTCATTACTCATAAAATCACCTCAATGTTACCATGCTAATATTTATCTATGTTATAGGAAGCTTGTCTCGATAGTTGTATCATATGTTGTGTTACGTGAAGTTGCGTATGCTGTGTTACGAGCTGTATTGTAAACAGTATTGAACACAGATGTTGTCGACTTGCTTGTGGTCTGGCTTGTACCAATGACGGTGTCATAGGACGTTGTAGTATCAAATATACTTACTGTGTTGAACACTGTATCGATAGCAGTGTCAAACGTAGATGTTGTTGACTTGCTTGTGCTTGTTGATCTGTTTGTGGCATAAGCAGTTTCATATGCTGTAGTTGTATTGAACACAGATGTAGTTGCTCTACTTGTGCCAGTAGATCTTGAAGTGCCATAAGCAGTTTCATATGCTGTAGTTGTATTGAACACAGATGTAGTTGATTTTGAAGTACCATATGCTGTTTCAAAGGCAGATGTCGTAGATCTGCTTGTGTTAATTGTTGTATCAGTAGTTCTGCTTGTTGCAGTAGCCAAACTTGTTGCAACTAATGTGTTATAAGCTGTTGTCGTCTGGAATACTGTTGTTGTTGACTTGCTTGTACTTGTTGCTCTATTTGTGGCATAAGCAGTCTCATATGTACTTGTTGTGTTGAAAACAGATGTTGTGGATTTGCTTGTACCAAAGGCAGTGTTGTAAGCTGTTGTTGTTGCTCTACTTGTGCCAGTAGCTAATGATGTTGCTGTTGCGCGGCTAGTAGCAATGGTTGTATCTGTCGTTCTACTTGTGGAAATTGTTGTATCAAATGTTGTTGTAGTCTGGAACGTAGTAGTCGTCTGGAATACTGATGTTGTTGCTCTAGATGTTGCTGTAGCAATAGATGTGCCTGTAACAAGCGATGTGTCAAATGTGGTAGTAGTAGCTCTAGATGTTGCTGTGGCAATGGATGTTGCTGTTGCCAAAGAAGTATTGAAGAAGAATGTGGTATTGAATGTTGTAGTTGTTTGGAATACTGTTGTTGTTGATCTAGATGTATCAGTAGCTCTTGTTGTGTTATTAACAAGAGATGTAATAAATGTAGTAGTTGTTTGAAACGTAGTTGTTGTATTAAAGAAGAACGTTGTTGCTCTACTTGTATTGAAATAAAATGTGGTATTTCTAGATGTTGATGTGGCTCTATTTGTTGCATTACCAACAGTTGTAATATATGTGGTTGTGCCACCAGCTGATGTACCAGTTGCTCTAGATGTTGTACCACCAACAGAGGTAATAAATGTAGTGATGCCACCAACAGAGGTAATAAATGTCGTGATGCCACCCTGTGATGTACCAGTTGCTCTACTTGTTGCGCCACCTGCTGTTGTAATGAATGTTGTGATGCCACCAGCTGATGTATTAAAGTAAAATGTCGTGTTCTTAGATGTATTAAAATAGAACGTAGTAGCAAATGTAGTGATGAAGTAGAATGTCGTTGCTCTACTTGTATTAAAGTAGAATGTCGTGTTAAAGTAGAACGTCGTATTTTTAGACGTATTGAAGTAGAACGTAGTACCAAATGTAGTGATGAAGTAGAATGTCGTTGCTCTACTTGTATTAAAGTAGAATGTCGTGTTAAAGTAGAATGTAGTATTCTTGGCAGTGTTAAAGTAGAACGTAGTACCAAATGTAGTAATACCGCCAGCTGATGTACCACGAGTCGTGTTGAAGTAGAACGTAGTACCAAATGTAGTAATACCGCCAGCTGTCGTAATAAATGTTGTGATAGCTACCTGAGATGTTGCCACAGACGTTGATCTAGATGTTGCACCAGCATATGGAATTGGGAAGCCCTTATAGCCGCCGTAACCAAGGATAGTATAAAACGATGTGATGAATGATGATTGATAGTAGAACGTCGTATTCATAGACGTATTGAAGTAGAACGTTGTTGCTCTAGATGTATTACCACCAGCTGTCGTAATGAATGTTGTGATAAAGTAGAACGTCGTTGCTCTAGATGTATTACCACCAACTGTCGTAATATATGTTGTAATTAATACTCTACTTGTGCCCGCAACCTGCGTTGTAATGAATGTTGTGATGCCACCAGCTGATGTTCCTCTTGTAGTGTTACCGCCAGCTGTTGTAATGAATGTTGTAATTTTAACAAGAGATGTGCCAAAATAAAATGTTGTTGCTCTACTTGTATTGAAGAAGAATGTGGTACCATACGTTGTCGTAGTACTAAAGTAGAACGTCGTTGATCTACTTGTATTGAAGTAGAATGTTGTTGCTCTACTTGTATTGAAGAAGAATGTGGTACCATATGTTGTTATGGTATTAAAGTAGAACGTCGTTGATCTACTTGTATTCAAGTAGAATGTTGTATTGTATGTTGTAGTTGTATTATACGTTGTTGCCTTACCAACAGTTGTAATATATGTTGTATTGCCACCTAGAGACGTACCAGTGGCTCTAGATGTATCAGTAGCTCTACTTGTATTGAAGAAGAATGTGGTACCATATGTTGTTGTTGTTTGGAATGTTGTGGTTGTTGCTCTAGACGTATCAGTTGCTCTTGTTGTGTTATTAACAGCTGATGTTATAAACGTCGTTGTTGTATTGAATACAGATGTTGTATTAAATGTAGTAGTGGTTGACTTAGATGTTTGAAACACCGTTGTTGTATTAAACAACGACGTTGTATTGAATGTAGTTGTTGTTGACTTAGATGTATCGGTAGCTCTAGATGTATCAGTAGCTCTTGTTGTAGCGTAGGCAGTATTAAACGTGGTTGTTGTGCCGTAGGCTGTGTTAAATGTTGTTGTAGTATTAAATACTGTTGTAGTATTGAATGCTGTTGTTGTTGATTTGCTTGTATCATAGCCAGTGTCATAAGCAGTAGTTGTAGATCTGCTTGTGGCAGTTGCCTTTGATGTCGTAATGACAGTATCAAATGTTGTTGTCGTATCAAATGTAGTAGTTGTTGCTCTGCTTGTATCAGTGCTCTTGCTTGTATTATAACCAGTATCAAATGTCGTTGTCGTGGTAAACGTTGTCGTTGTACCATAGGAAGTAGTGTATGTTGTTGTAGTGGCTCTTGTTGTACCAATTACTGTATCATAAGCAGTAGTTGTTGATACGCTTGTGGCTGTTGCTTTAGATGTACCAATTACAGTGTCAAATGTTGTCGTTGTATTAAACAACGTTGTTGTTGATACGCTTGTGGCTGTTGCTTTAGATGTACCAATTACTGTATCAAAAGTTGTTGTAGTGTTAAATACAGTTGTTGTAGCTCTGTTTGTGGCGTAGGCAGTTGTTCTGCTTGTAGATGTAGCTCTATTGGTAGCAGTAGCCTTGCTTGTACCATAAGCTGTTTCGTAGAATGTTGTATAGGCAGTTGTAGTGGATCTGCTTGTGGATCCAGTTGTCTCAAATGTTGTAGTAATGGTTGTGTCAAATGTTGTCGTACGAGAAGTCTCGTAAGAAGTGTTCTTGACAGCAGCAAATACAAGTCTTAGGTTGCCATTATCATTAATGAATATTTTATTGACATTGCGTAGAGTACCAGCATCGTTAACCTTTACTTTAACGGCTGTTCTTAGTGTTCCATTGTCATTGACTATCGTCTTAATTGGCATCTAAATTCTCTACGGATTGTACACTAACCACATATGACCATTCGCCGTTGCACCAACATTGGATGGTTCTGTGCTTGTAATTGTTACCCTAGCATCTGAGTAATATTGATTTGCAGCCGTCCCATTCAAATGTAATGCATTATTAGCTGTTATCGTATATGTGTTGTCAGCTAAGTTTGACGGCTGAATCAACGTACTCATTGTGCTACTCTTTTATTTATTATCAAACGTACACATACCAAACGTGTCCATTAGATGTTGCACCAACATTAGATGGTTCTACGTTTGTAATTGTGGCTGGTGTTCTCCAATATACTCCGCCTGTTGAGTTTGCATATAGAATCTGATCAGCCGTACCAGTTACACCATTTGCAATTAGGCTTGTACCAACCTGCAACGATGTTGTAACATTAGCAGAACCAGTTACTTTGAAAGTTGAATCCGTCTGTTCGTTTAATGAACCAACATGCATTCTGCCTGTGTTTGCTACGTTGAAGCCGGCAACTATTGTGGCATCCCCACTTTGAGCAAATACTCTGAGAAGCGGGGTCGAGCCAGTGTTACCACCGACAACATCAATATTCCACGTGTTGTTTGCCTGGCCTGTGATTGCAGTTGCTAGGTTGTTACCATAACCAATAGTAATCTGGCCACCTTCGCCTGCAGCAGTCCCACCTCTTACAACAAGACCACTTGGTGTGATAGTTTGTGAAGAGTTAGCAATAAAGCTTGTGCCAACCGTAAAGGCTGCTGAGTTAACACTTACTGTAGCATTAACTGTGCCAACAATTGCTAGAGATGATTGAGTTAATACAGAGTTGACAGTTGAGTTGCCAATAAACAATGCTGTAGCATTTGCAATAACATTTGCGCCAACCCTTAGAGTTGAGGAATTTGCAAACACATTAACCGTTGAGTTACCAACTGTTAAGAAGTCACCATCAAATGTTGTGTTGCCAACTGTTAGCTGTGTACCACGTAGTGCAATATTACCTGCTTGAATAAACGTATTAACAGTGCTATTGCCAATAGAAATTGTTGACGTATTAATTGTTAAGTTAGCACCAACATTAATTGCAGCCGATACATTTGCTGTACCAGTAATATCCAATCCGGAAGTACCAGTAATTAAGCCTGATGCATTAATTGTGTTAGCATTCAACAACCAGCGATTAGCTGCAGCACCTAGAGCTGTGCCAGTGCTATTAGAAGCTGGAAAGACACCAGTTGTGTTAGCAGTTACGCCTGTAGTTGTATGAGAGGCAGCATTAACTGTGCCAGTGTGGTAGAGACCTGAGCTGTTGCCAACTAAGCTTGCGCCAACTGTTACAGAAGCAGCGTTGACTGTGCCCGTATGATATAAGCCAGTTGTATTACCAATTAATGATGTGCCAACAGTGATTAACGCTGAGTTGACACTCACAGTTGCATTTACAAAACCAGTGACTGTTGTATTGCCAGCAGCCAATACACCAATAACATTAGCTGTGGCAGCTAGAACATTGTTGGCCTGGAAGTTTGCAATTCTGAATGTATTGTTGGCTGTATCGACAAATGCCCCATTTGGTTCTGGAGCAAGATTATCAAACACCTTAAAGTAACTGTCTGTAGCATCTCTAAAGAAACCAGCATGTTTAACTGTACCATCATCATACTCGCCAGCAAAACCTAGATCTGGGTTAGCAGCTGATCTACCTTCCACAGTACCACCAGAGACGTAGGCGCCTGGTGAACCTGTGTTGGCTACAGCAAAGGTTGTGGAATTAGCAGATGTAATTATAGCATCAGTTACATTATAACCAGATGGGTCTACGCCAATGACTCTTACAGTCATCCCCACAGTGTAACCATTATTTGTGGTGTATAGGAAATGCGTACCATTTGACGACGCAGCAGTAATTGTTTTTACTTCTGGTTCATTCAAATAAATGAGGTTATCTGTAATCTTCAAGTCGACAGCACTTACGACAACAGAATTACCAGATACAGTTAGGTCACCATCAATTGTTAAGTTACCGCGAGCTGTAATATTGTTTGCAGCAATGTTACCGGTTAGGTTTGCCCATCCTGTGATTGTAGTGTTACCTAGTGCTGCTGTATTTGATACAGTCAAAGCACCATTAACCGTCACATCACCCCTTGCTGTTACTGCACCGCCAATATTTGCAGTTGAAGATACATTAACGAAACCAGTTACGGTTGTGTTGCCAGCTGCTAGAGTACTACTTAATGTTGCAGCACCAAGTACAGCAAGTGTGCCATCTGTGTCAATGCTTGTGCTTGTTATTTGTGTATTAACAGTTGAATTGCCAATATAAACAAGGGTTGCATTTGCTTGGAATTCAGGATTGTTAGGTAAAGAAGTAGTTCCTGCGTTGATTCCACTAGTTGCTCTAAGAGCATCTGTTGTGCTTACACCATCAAATCCAGCACCCAAACCGGCTACTATTGCCACTGGAGCGCGTTGAGTACCATCACCATTATTTCTTCTTAGAACAATTCTTGGTGAATCAGCTGTACCAAAGAATAGATCAATATCGCCAGCTGGTGTGGCTCCTGCTGATGTTAGATTATTTTTTAATACAAATTGGGTTGATGCTATAGTGGCATTAACCGTACTATTACCGTGGTAAATGTATGATGTACCACTATGCTTTAAGTATAGATTACCACCGGCACCACCAACATCAGAGCCTATAGTAATATTAGCAGTAGAGTTACCAGCTTGAATTGCTGATGTATTAACAGTGACATTTGAACCCACTGATAATCCTGTGGATCGCATTGCAGCATTAACAGTACTATTGCCAATAAACAATGCAGTCGTATTAACAATTAAATTTGCGCCGACACCTACAGCTGTAGTGTTGATTGTAACATTACCAACATCAATTTCAGTTGAATTAGCTGTCCAAAATACTGATGAATTACCAACATATACATTGCCAGAAATATTAGCAAATCCTGTGACTGTGGTATTACCGGCTGCTAGTGTATTTTGTAGACTTGCTGCGCCCGAAACTGTTAGGCCAGTTAACGTGCCAACTGATGTTAGAGACGAACCTGTTACGCCAGTGCCAAGAGCTGTTGAATTAACTACCTGGACTCCATTAATTTCATATTGCTTTCCAGAGACTAAGTTGAAGTCTTCTGAAGAGGTCCAAGCGTCTGTTGAATCAATCCAATTCAATGTCTTATCTGTGGTACCCTTTAGTGTGATACCACCACCATCAGCCGTAACATCTGTAGGTGTATTGACATCACCAATGATGATGTTCTTATCTTCGACAACTAGGTTGGTCGAATTAACATTAGTTGTAGTACCGTTAAAGAATACGTTACCTGATACAACTAGGTCACCTGAGATGGTTGTGTTACCAGTTAGTTGAGATGTACCAAGAACAGCTAAAGTGCCGTCTGTATCAATACCAGCACTAGATATGAGTGTATTAACTGTCGAGTTACCAACCAACAAGGCTGTTGAATTTGCAACTACGTTTGTGCCAACTCTTAAAACTGTTGAGTTAGCAAATACATTGACTGTTGAGTTACCTAGTGAGAATACTGAATCAGAAATTGTAATATTACCAACTGTTAGCTGTGTACCCTGCAAGTTAATGTTACCAGCCTGGATGGTTGTATTAACAGTGCTATTACCAATGAAGATTGTTGATGTGTTGATACTAACATTGGCACCAACATTAACAGCTGTTGAAACATTAACTGTAGCTGGTAATCTCGCAGTATTCAATGTGCCACTAGCAATATTGTCTGCATTTGCAGCAAATGATGTTGCATTAGTGTAGGCGTCATTAGCTCTTGTTGCTGCATTAGAAAATGCAGTGGCACCTACAGTATCACTATATGTTCTGAGAGTAGATGCTGTGTTACCACCAACTGTTGCTGCATCTACTGATGTAACAGATGCGCCATTACCAGATAGATTTGTTGCCACTACGTTAGATGTTGTTACAACCGAAGATGTTACAGTTGTATTAACAGTGCTATTGCCAACATTAATTGTAGATGTTGATAAGTTAACATTGGCGCCAACATTAATTGATGTTGTTGCATTGGCAGTGCCGCTAACAGATAGGCCATTTAATGTGCCAACAGATGTTAAAGAAGAACCAGTAATACCTGTACCTAGAGATGTGGAATTAATAACTTGTGAGCCATTAATTTCATACTGCTTACCAGATACTAGATTAAAGTCCTCTGATGCTGTCCAAGCGTCTGTTGAATCAACCCAAGTGAGAGTTTTATCGGTTGTACCCTTTAATGTTATACCGCCACCATCAGCTGTTACGTCAGTTGGAGTATCTGTATCACCTAGGATAATGTTCTTATCTTCAACGACAAGGTTTGTTGAATTGACGTTTGTTGTTCCGCCGTTAAAGAATACGTTACCAGAAACAGTTAGGTCACCAGTAATTGTTGTATTACCAACTGCTACTGTACCATCAATGTCAAAAGAATTTGCAGTTAGTACAGCATTAACTGTTGAATTGCCAATGAATAGAGCTGTTGTGTTAGCAATTAGATTTGCACCAACCGTAATACTATTAAGTGCATTGAGATATAGTAGCGTATTAGTTGGTAGGAATACATTAGCAGATGCACTCCATACTAATATTTGGCTATTAGCTGGTGGTGTTGTTGTAACGTCAATAGGAATAGGGGCTGCAGCATTACTTGTAGCAGCTTCATTAATAGCATTTGCTGCAGGTACACCACCAGTTGTTGGAACAGCAACTACACCACCTTGTGGAGAAACAACTGTTGCAACTGGGTTTGGATCAGCAACTGTTGGCTTTGGAATAATTGCAAGAGCACCAGAATTGGCGTCTGTCTGCAATAAAGCGCCGCCAAGATCAATTGTTGAACCAGAAAGATACAGATCTCTCCAGCGCATTGAAGAATTACCTAGATCGTAGGTAACATTTGCACCTGGTAAAATATGACCGGTAACATTTAGGTTACCAGATGTAATTGTACCATCGATATCTAGGGAATTTTGGGTCAATACGGCATTGACGGTAGAGTTGCCAACGGAGATGGCTGAGGTGTTAATCGTGATGTTTGAACCAACACCGATTGCAGTAGCATTTACTACCGTAGTACCGACAGCAATGTTAGCTACCAGAGCACCTGAGCTATTTACTACAAGTACGCCGCCGACCTCCAGGCCGTTTTTGACTCTAAAGTTTTCGTTTGCCATATTGGTTCCCTATCCCCAATAATAATTGTTATTTGAACTATTTATGCTTCGACTAACTCTACACTAAATTTGAAGTTTGTTGTGCCAGCATTTGCCGGCGTAGCTCTCAATCTTAGATTTCCAGAATTAATATCAGCTTCGTAAGTTGCTAGTTCACCAACGTCATAAATTGAAGCAAACTGTACTACCTGTGTGTTTGTACCATCATGTTGAACCATAATGTGAATTGTATGGTAATCTGTGCCATTTGTTGCTGTAATTAAGTATCTTGCAGCTCTATAATTTGCAACTGCTACAGTATCTACAGTACCAATGCTTGTACCAGCAATAGAGGCAGAACCAACTTTATTGTATCTTGTGATTGTTGCTGTTGTAAATGCTTTTGTAGTTGGCATTTGATTAAACCTCTATAATTATTCTTTTTGACTTGAATGTTGTGCCAGATCTTGTTGGAGTTACTCTCAACCTTACGTCTCCCGCATTAATATCTGCTGATAAAGTAAACAATGAGCCATTTGAGTAAACCATACCATATTCAGAAATATAAGCCGTTGTACCATCATGAACTACAATAGCCTCGCTTGAATGAAACGAGTCTACTGTATTGGCCTGTACCAAATATTTAGCAGTCCTGTAACTTACGGCATTATATGTGTCAATTGTTAATATACTTGTTGATCCTGATCCATATGCAGTAGGATTTGCAAGATCCGCAGTAGCTGATTGAGCTGGATAAGTTATTACTTCAACAATATCGCCTGAAATTGCATTTGATGATAATACAATATGGGTCGTGTTTGGGGCAGTATAATCACTACCAGATGCTAGTTTAATACCATTAAGATAGACTAACTCATAACCAGCAACATATGTGAATAAAACTGTGTTGTCATCGTTGCCTGTAATGTTGACAGTATTAGAGGCAATAGTGAATTTAAATGACTCGGAAGAATCTGCACCCGTGACTGCTACAATTTCAACAATGTCACCTGATATTGCGTTTGAAGTTAATGTGACTGCAGTTGTATTAGATTGGGTATAATCACTGCCTTTAACTAACTTAACACCATTGAGGTATACACTTTCTTTGTTAATTGTGTAAGCTAAGACCTTTGTAGTATCATCAGGGCCCTCAAGTACAGTTGTGTTTGATGCAATTGTATAAACAAATTTGGATACAGATACATCACCACCAGATGAATTGGCCCAGTACACCCCACCTGTAGCATTTGCTGTTAATACCTGACCATTTGTGCCAGCTGCACCATTGGCATGGACAGCACCATTAAATGTTACTGTATTAGAGAACGAATGGGTATTGGTCCATGCAAATGATGCATTAACATTAGTGGACAAAGCTCCCGATGCTGCCCAATAGGCACCTGTTCCGTTAGAAAATAGAACATCGCCTGCCGTTCCGTTTGTACCATTAGCAACAATTTTTGTGACTGCAATGGATGTGCTGTTAACTGTGGTGTTAACAGTACTATTGCCAAACGTTGCACTAGTAAATGTTGGTGTTAGAGATGTGGAAAAGGATATGGATTGAGGTGTATTGGCTCCATTAGCAATAATGCTAATGTTGTCACCACTAATAAAGTTAACTGTGTCTAGACCGCTAGCAGTTAATTGTGTAGTACCATTAACTTGCCAAAATTTAAATGTGCTATTGATAGCAATCTTAGCAACACCAGTGGATGGATTAGTAACAGCAAAGCCACTATCCTCATCAAACTGAAGTGTAGAAATTTGTGTATAGGTAGCAACATTTGACGTTAAATTGGTTTGTTGTACGTTAAATGCACCTACTTCAAAATAAGCAGTGCCATCAGATGAATACAGTTTTTTATCTGTTAAATTGAGCGCCAACTCACCTGCTGCAATATAAGATGTGTTTGCAGCATTCGTAGTATTAGGCGTACGTCCAGATATGGACGTTCTTTTAATCTGAAATTTTGTAGCCATGTGGCCCTCAAGTTGTAACCAGTATATACTGGGATAAAGCAGGGGTTATATAACCCCTTTCAGTTATTTATAAACTTAGTCTACTCCTAATTCAGCAGAGAATGTAGCATCAATTGCTTTGTCAGGAGCATCTGGACCACCAACGCCTGGTACGGTACCACCACCACCTGGACTATCACCACCAGTGTCACTTGGAGGATTTTCAACAACAATTGATACAGATAATGTGTCTGAGACGCTGAGCGTGTCAACACCAGTGATAACAAACGCATAGGTGCCAACAGTTGTTGGAGCACCACTGAGGTAGTATTGGTGACCTATAGTTGGAGTAGCCTGTCTCTCTGTAGCCGCTGTTATTCCTGGCGGTAATGTGCCAGAAGAAATAGACCACGTTAGAGGACCAGTTCCTCCTTCATATGAGACAAATACTTCCTCACCTCTGTCATTATAATTCACACCCACATAGCCTTTTGGTGTTGCTGCAACAACAAGTGCTAATGGATCCGCAGATGGAGGAGGTGGTGGCGGAGGTGGTGGCGGAGGAGGCGGAGGAGGTGGGGCTGGTGGCGTAGCAGCTTTACTCTGTAACTTAAATGATGCTTGCTTACCTAAGTCTGGTAAAGATATAGTAACTATTCTTAAATTATTTGAACCACCGTCTGATTTAGTTTTAACAAGTGCAATATAAAATGCCGAGGAGATTTCTAGGGTACCAATACTGAATGTTCTGGTATACAATTTCCACTCACCATTGAGTGATGTTACCGCGCCTTCAACAGACGTATCCAACAACGATTCTGTTAGTCCTGAAATAGAATATCTTACACCAGTGCCAACAGCTTGTGGGGAAGCACTAATTGATACAAAAAATGAATCCCCCTCTGTGAGAACAGTATCTGCCTCAATAGGTGTATTAGATGATGTCAGTAATGATAATGCATAATTAATTGGATCTGGTGTAGTTGAACTGTCAATAATGTTGACTTGTTTAACTAAATTGAGAGATGGGATGGCAAATGTCATTGTCTCAGTTCCCGACTCTGTAGTAAAGTCCTCAATTGCTCTAATTGTAATAGAACCTATATTTTTATTAATTGTTATATTACCATTCAATGAAATTGCATTACCGAACGAATCTCCAATATCTCCTGCTCCAACACCCGTAATTCTATAAGGTATTGTTGTATCATCAGCGACAGTTGTAGTGTAGAGAGTAAATGTTACTAGTTGACCCTCGCTAATCTCATCAGCTGTTGAAGATAAACTGTATGTTGGGTTTGCATCAGTGACATCTACAGTAAGGCTTAGATTCAAACTTGGTACTCTAATTCTAAATTTCTTATCTGTATCAACAATACCATTAGGTCTAATAGTAAACGTTTTTAGAGAATAAGGCAGATCTGCTGGCGACATCTGATCAGGACCATTATAACCAATTATAAAGGCACCAAACAATGGCTCACCAATGTCTTGTGTTGTTACACCATCAACAATATAATTGAATATTGTACCTAGAGACGATCGTGTATGTGTCAATTTGATTTCAATTGAATTACCTTCTTGAACAGATGCTAATGTGGACTCAAGCTTAATTACTGCTGGCGATAATGATGTATCAGCTATCGTAATTGGTAATGATGTTACCCATCCTGGCTGATTGACCTCAACATCAGGTAGAGCAACAATCATTGTCTCCAGCCCTTCAGTGGTCAAGTCAGCTGCTGCCGTAATATCAATATGGCCAACATAATATGTTTCTACGTCATATCCTACAGGTTCACCAGCAAAGATTCCACCAGATGTTACAAACCTTGGCTTTCTTACTTCTGTAGACTGCACAATGAAGTTACCACTTAATGGAACATCAATATCGCCTGCGCTTACTCCACCAATGACATAGGGAACTGAGGCACCATCTGTCTTATTGGTTGTTATCAATGTAACTCTAATTGTTTCACCTTCTTCAATACCAGTTTTATCTGCACCCAATACCCAATATTCATCAAGCTTTACTGGCACATCTCCATCATGGACAACAGTTAGTTTCATTGTAAGATCTTGGAATGCACCAGACGTTGATGTTACTCTAATAGTAAATGTAAATGCTCCTATGGCATCTGGTGTACCTGAGAAATTGATTGGCGCTGTACAGTATGAATCAATAGGTCTTGTGCCACCTCGAACATTGGTAGTAGCACCGGCTGCGATTGTTAACCATGCTGGTTTATTGCCACCACTCAAAACTGTTACAGTAAATACGCTATCAAAAGAACCCAATTCTACAACAGACAGTCTATATTGACTGAATGCTGTATTCAATGCTACACCCTTTACTGCATTAGGGAGAACACCAGCATCATCAATCAAAAAACCAACAAATTGTAATGCCGATGATATTGTCATAGTATAATCATTATAGGCACTTTCAGGATCTGGCACTGAATCGTCAGTAACTGTATAGCGCCAATTGTATGTGCCAATCTTTGTTGGCT